TGTAGCGTTGTGGTCACATTTGGTTGAGTTGTGGTCACAGGGGGTTGGGTTGTTGTCGTTGTTGGTGGATTTGTTGTCGTTGACGTGGTTGTTTCTAACTGAGGCTTCGCCGTTGTGGTGGGGGCTGGTTCTGGTTCCGTTGTGGTGGTGGTCGTTGATGGTTCGGCTATCGGCTCAGTCGTAGTGGTCACCGGTGGGATGTAAACCGTTGTGGTGGTTGTTGTTCCTGTTATGGTTTGAGGAAGGGAGGTAGTAGATGTTGATGTTGTTGTGGTCGTTGTTGGTGGCAAGCTGCTCGTTGTTGTTGTTGGGGCTTGGCTTGTTGTTGTGGGCAGACTTGAAGGGGTCGTGGTACTGGAAGAAGAAGGGGTTGTAGTCTGAACAACCGTTGTAGTCGTTGTTGAACTAGTTGAGGTAACCGTTGAAACTGTTTCTTGGATTGTTGTTGATGTTTGTGGTGGTGCCGTTGTGGTTGTTGGGACGGACGTTTGAGGAAGACTCGAAGTCGTAGAAGTTGTAGTTGTTTCTTGAACTGTCGTAGTAGTCGGGTTGGTGACAGGGACAGTCGTTGACGGGACAATAGAAGTAGAGGTCGTCGTTGCTGTTGTGGATGAGGTTGTAGATACCCATTCACCCAAGTCTAATGTCAAGTTAGTTATCGTCAGCAGACCTGGTTGGCAACATGAATCAGTTGAGAACTGTCGGAACGCAAACACATCACCAGGCTCAACCTCAATCAGTAATGATCCGGTGGCATTGTTCTCATTCGTCAGCTTCGTCACAACCCCATTAAGAATGATTTGTGCAGGGTCATACCAAGACCCATCATTAGTCTGATAAGCCCAATCAAAACCCAGTTCATTTGTTTCCTCTGGGATGACGGCCTCAAGTTTCACCCAATGTGACTGACCAGCACACGTCCCACCATCAGCACCCGTCAACCTAAACCCCGCCTCAACCTGCTCAATCAACCCACCCTGCTCAGCAAGACAAGACTTCGAGAACTCCCAAACACCCAAACCGTCAGCCTCAGCCGATGATGATGTGATTAAGAATCCGAGTAGCGCAGGTAAAAGAATCAGCCAGCGTGAACGCACATCAGATTATTCTGGACGTGCAGGAAAAACAATCTTCTTCGGGTCAGCGTTCTGTGACGGCAAATCACGCAACGCTTGACGGTAGGTTGCCCACGCTGTTTTGTCTGCTGTGCTGTCTGCTAACTGTGTCCAATCGCAAGCGACTAGTTCAGCGTTGCGCCAGTTGCGAAAACGCTCAAAAAAATAGTCGGCAGGTACTTCCTCTGCTACTTCAAATGGTGCTACAAAATCTAGATAGTTCATTTATGCCGCCTGATAAACCGCTTGAAAGAAAACACAATCGCCGTTTGCACAAGTAACGCCAGGAAACTGACCAAACAATGAACCACCACCGCTTCCTATATCAGCAAACATCCACATTTGCGTTGTTCCATTTTGAGCGACTGTGCCTGAGTATTGTGCTAACGCACTCAAATCAAAAAAACCACCTGCGCCAATAGGTGTGCCAAAATCACCGCCACCAGTTGCAGCAGTTACAGGCAAAGATATATTTATGACCGAACCAGCTGTTCCAGCACTTGTGCATTTCAACGCAACAGAAACAAAAACAATTTTGTTTACAATTGTATATTTTGCATATTGAATTGTGTTTGTCACCGTTACGCCCTGTGTGATCGTTGGTGTGTAACTTGTCCACGCTTCGCCAATGGAGTTCAACTCGGCTGCGGTGAGCGTATTTCCCGCTACGAATGGAAAAGGTGTTGCCATAGTGTTTCCTATCCTATCCTAAACCTTGTGCAAGGTCGTTGAGTTCGTCGGTATCCAAAACAAAGTAATGATAGATGCGAGCAGGGTTGGTATACAAGGTCACGATATGACGGTCTGGGGTGATGTCATGGCTGATGCCTTCGAGTGCCATGAGCTGGGTGACTGAGGCGGGGCTGGATGGGGCTGGGAAGGTTTTGGTGACCGAGATTTGTGAGCCGATATCAAGATTGGTGATGGTGGTTCGTTGGGCGTTGGTGAGGCCGTTCATCACGATTTCGATGTTGCCGAACCAGAATGCCGGTACGGGACGAGTTAAATATCCTGCAAGGTCTCCTGCATCATCCAAAGTTTCAAGCAGCGTGACTACTAGTGGGGTTTCTTGTGTACCGAACTCTGCTACCGATTCGGCAACTATGGCTTGGGCGTATTCAATGGTTGGTTGAAGGTCGCCGGTGGTGGGGATTGGTGGGGTGATAGCGACGTTTACCGTGTTGACTACTGATGGGTTTGTTGGTGTGAAATCGTTTGGTCGTTCGGTGGTTGGTACAGCATAAAAGTCTGCAAGGATCGCAGCGAGTTGTGCCTCATCAATGGTGATAACGAAATCTTGGAAAAAAGCCATTAGGTATTCACAATGTCAAACGAAGAATATGGGATTGCTGTACCACCAGCATCAGACAAAATCGCATCAAAGTTTTCTAACTCTCCAACAAGACGACGATCAAACGCAAAAGTCCCATCGGCTTTAATGAAAATGCGTCCCTGCTCAGAGTTATTGATACGCAACAAATACTCCAAAATAGATGACGATGCGTCAATAGGAGCGTTACCTAGGTTGGCTATACCTGTTTCAAGTTGACGTTGCCCAGGTTGATCGAAAAGGTCTTCATTATCAAACACAGCAGCGATGCGTTCATCAGACCGTTGAGCAACAACAGGGTTCTGAGCGATCTTACGATTGTTCAAAGTAAACAAAGCATCAGAACAACTAACTGTCACAACAGACCTATTAGGTTTCTCAATTGACTGACTGTATTGGGTGATAACACCAACAAACAAATACACCCCGTTACGGCTAATCCGCACACCAGAGTTCAACTCAAACCCCAACCTACCCTTAGACGTGTTCCAATACGGAGAACTTTCATTAACCAAACTGAACCGGTAATCCGAATCCTCAATCAAAATAGTCGCAGTCGAAGCCTGACCTGTCGGATCACGAAACCTATTCTGACGACCACGCCTAATAGACACACCTTTAACAAACGCAGTCACATCCTGAAAATCGGTGGTGCCATCCAACACATAAAAACTGTCGTCAAGAACCCCACGCAAACTGTCATCCAAAATAAAAGCGTTAAGAATAGAACCGTAATCCAACTCAACCATATAAGTCCCACAATTAGGAACAACAACAGCCATCCCCAGCCCCTACTTAACCGTCACAGGGATTTTGCCCTTAGTACGGTTATACGACTGCAACGAATCAACCACCTTCTGAGCCAAATCAGACTCAGCAATCGCAGCATTGATATTGATCTGATACGTATCACTCGGCTTCAACGAGAACCCACCCCCAGCCGTCACCGGAACCTGACCCGTCACCCCAGCCATCGGATTAGGCATCCCACCCAAAACCTTCGGATACTTCGTAATCAGATCAGCTGTGGCCTGCAACGATTTATTGAACTCATCTTGAGCGTCCTTGGTTTCCTTGACCTGTTCTTCCCAGTTTTCAAACGCCGTGACCTGAGCAGTAGTCGCATCAGTAACATCAGCCAACGCCTCATCGTAAAGAATCGAACCAACCGTCGCACCATAGACAGTTTCATTCAGCAACGTCTGCTGGTCGTTCAACTCCTTAGTTGAATCAATCTGCGAATCAATCGCATCCTTGACCGACAACTTCGCCTCAGCCAGATTCAACTCTGCTCGACGAACATCCATAGGTGAAGACTCAGGGTCTTTACGAACATCAGCAAGATTCTTCTCAGCATCAGCCACCGAATAGATAGCCTCCTCAACCGCAAACGTCGCCCGCTCCTGCGCCCTCTGCGCCCTATCCAACTCCTTCTGCGCAGCAATAGCCTCAGGTGAACCAGCACCAAAGCCACGCTCAATCTGAGCCAACTTCTCCTTAGCGTTAGCCAGGTTCGTATTCGCATCAGTCAACGAAGCAAGCGACTTCTCCTCAGACTTGCTGGCCTTGTTTAACCTGTCCTGCAAACGCTCAGACACACCAAGGCTCTTGTTGTATTCATCCAACTTTTCGGTGGCCTTCTTCAAAGTCTTAGTGACCTTGCCTAAACCTTTAGAGTCATCATTCAAATCCTCAACTGAACCCTTGAAATTAGTTTGCATATTTATAGCGTCACGGGTGCTGAACTTGTAATGATTCACAGCAGTTGACAAACCATCAAACGTCTTCATCAAAGGATCAATAGGGATTCGTTCCTTCAATGATGATTTCATGTCTTCCCATGCACCAGAGAAATCGTTATGCGCTGCTCGCCATGCAGCTCGAAGCAGATAAACGAATGGTGCTGTGACGTTAATGACTAGAGCGAATGCAACAGCAATACCTTTCAAGGTTGAAATGATTGCTTTACCGGCACCGCCAGATTCATACAAGAGTTGCTGAAAACCAGCCAACAATCCTTTCTGACCAATAACTTCGGTGACACGCTGAATCGCTGGTGCCACATTCTTAACCAAGAACTCAGAGAATCGTTGCAGATATGGCAGTAGGGCTGCGCCAACCGTCTCAACAATTTCACCGAACTGACCTTGCAAAATCTTTATCTGTCCACCGAATGTGTTCGCAGCTGTTTCCGCAGCACCGCCAAACTGGTCATTCAACAATCCAAGAACTTTGTCAAAGTCTTTCGACTTTTTGATGTTGTCATCGAGTGGGATACCAAGTCTTGATAATGCTGTGAACTGTCCTTGGCTGGCCTTAGCCAACGCCAACGAAACAGACGCAAGGTCTTTACCTGTGGCAGCAGAAATATCTTGTGCTGTATTTAGCAGACCTTGAGATTGAGTCAGGTCACCTGTTGCTCGAACCAAAGTCCCAAGCGACGCACGAAGCTCTGTGTCCGAGGTTCCGGTGCGAAGTTGTGTGACCGATATGTATCGTTCAGCCGATGCAGTCAACGCCTCATTGGCTCCAAAGGTTTTCTCCAGCTGACGCTGTAACTCTGCCTGCGATGCTTGGTCTTCCATCGCAGCCTTAACCGATTTAGTTAATCCAACAGCGATAGCACCGAATGCTGCCGTAGCCCCAACCGCCAAAGCACCAAACAAAGGTGAGGTCTTAGAAACCTGATTCCCGAAACCCTTGATGTCACCGGATAGAAGTTTCAGCCCTGCTTTGGCTGCAGCGGTATCAGAAATAAACTTAACAACGAACGTCCGCTCACCAGCCATACGCCGATTCTACTCAATAACAGACAACCCATTCCGCAAAGCAACAAACTCATCAAGCATCGCAGAATACAAAGCCTTCCCCGACAGGCCATCCCAACGAGAAATATCTACAGGCGCATTCCACCAAGTCTCATCCAATATCTCTGAACCAGCACGACGCTGACGAGGTTGACGCACCTGCTTCAAACGTGGTGACACAGGGTTGACAACAGGTTCAACATCCAACTTGAAGGATGAATCAAGCAACTCGCCATGACCCTCATGGAACTCAAACGGCTGATCTGGTGCGTGTTGAGGCAGATAGAAAATACGTGCAGGGTCTTTAGTCTGAGGGTCACCAACCAGCCCGATACGGTCATGCAACTCTTGCCAGACCACACGCCATAACGACGCAGGCACCTTCTCCGCTAACGGCAAAACAAGGTGATAGTGAGGGTCGTCTAGACGATGCGAATAGGTGGAGTAAGCAAACCATTCCAAACCGTCAAGACGTGCATGGTCAAACGCTTCACCGTCCATGTCCACAACCAACGCCTCAACAAACCTGACATTACGGTTACCTCTGGTAGTACCAGCGTCATACTCAACCGGAGACCACAACGCACCCGCAGCCTTAACAGCGTTCTCCTCATGCAACGACAACAGCTCTTTCAACTGCTCCCAAGACGAAGCCAACGGCTTCGGATAAATCGACTTCACATTCTTGAACAGAACAGCCATAACCCCTCCTCCTAGAAGGGTACAGGAAACTCAGCCGAAGTCAAGCACCATCTTTCAAAGTATTCAGTACTCGCTGAATAGAGTCCAGATATTCCCTAGCGATATTCTCTTTCTCTTTGCGCACAGTAGGCCAGAAAAAATATGCCGAACGCCCACGATGACGCAAGAACTGTTTTGTTCTAGGTCGAGCCTGACCACCAAACTCAGCACCAAAGAACACGTCACCCCTAGTGACCTTACGCTTACGCTTCCGGTTCGGGTTAGATGCAGAAACAAAACCTGACTTGTCATCCAACTTGATAGTAGGGATACGGTCACGCCTAGCCCGCATACCCTTCATCACCTCAGTAGCCTGACGATTACGAGTTACAGTCCCAGCCTCAACCTTGGCTTTATCCACAAGGTTCTGTGCCACAGTTTGCGCAGCCTTACGCATCTCAATATCAAATCGTTTATCAGCCTTTGAAGCATCACGCAAAAACTCGTAGATACCTTGTATCTGAATCGCATCATTACCGCCAGTAATGCTAACTTGACCTGCTCTACCAAAAACCGCCATACAGCAAGACTACCTGTTTAGATGAATTGCTCTCCAACGCAAATAAGCAAACATCGTGAACAACATTCGAGGGTCTTCTGCCAGCAACACCGATGGTGCGATACCTGTCTCAACAGACAGGTAAGCCATCATCCAATGGGCTGACTGATCTCCAAAGGGACGATCACAGCGTCAGCTTGGTTACCCAACTCCAATGCTTCAATCTCGTTAATCCACGAATCAAAATCCAAACCAGTTTTCTTTTGACGATGTTCAGAATGCCATGCGATAAACGCAAGATCAGTCAAAGTCAATTCAGCTTCAAACTTCGCAACACTCTTATTGAATTTCTTTTCAAACGCAATAAAGTCAGGGAATGTTGCCATGATAATTCGCTTGGACTGATCCAAAGCAGAAGTCATCTCTAGAGCTATCTTCATTTTCTACCTCCGCAGGTAAGGGTTGTTAAAGAAAAGTTATGCGCCAGTACCAGTCTTAGTTACAGCACCATCGATTGGATAGGTGACCGATGCGGTAGCAAGATCGCCAACAGCACCAGCAACAGGAGTCCAAGTCAAAGGAAGTACGTTGAATGCGTACTGTGGATTGCTCGAAGAAGCAGCACCAGTACCGTTTGGCTTAACCGTGACAGGTACAGCAGTACCAGCGTTCCAAGCGTCGTAGAACAACTTCTCAATCGTTGGGTAATCCTGATGCAACTCAAGAGTGATCGAGTTGTCTGCAAGGCCTGCGATGCGTGTAACCGCACCGGATGAACCGAATGAAGTTGTAGCTACTTCCGCTTTTGACAGGTTTAATGTTACTGATGCTACGTAACTGGTGATATCGGTGTTTGCCGTGCCGAAAGTAACCGCCACGTTTGTAAGAACTTGCTTTGCCATATTTGTGACTCCTGCCTTCCGGCACTTGAAGATTTACTACTGAAACTCTACACGCTCGCAGGATTGCGTATCAACTAAGCGTACACCACCACACGGAAGTCAACCATCAGATAGGTCGCATCGTTGCCATCCATCGTGGAGATATTTGAGGCAGACTCAACCAGCAAGTTCTGCACCACCCCACCCAACGAACGATCCGATTCCAACGCTGCACGAACCGAAGTCGTACCCTCATAAGAC